TATCTTATAAATAAAATAAAACTAGGAATAGAATAAATGAGATTAAGCAAAAACTTTACAGTATCAGAATTTATCAAATCACAAACAGCATCAAGAAAAGGTATTGACAACTCAATGCCCGAAGAACATTTAGAAAGCGCACAAGCATTGGCAGAAAATGTTCTACAAAAAATTCGTGATGAGTTTGGTGTCGTGACAGTTACATCTGGTTATCGAAGCGAAGCATTGAATGAAGCAATCGGTGGATCAAACAAATCACAACACTCAAAAGGCGAAGCGGCAGATATTGAAATTATGGGGAAATCAAACGGCGAACTCGCTGACTGGATTTGTATGAACTTAGACTTTGATCAGTGCATCTTAGAGTTTCATACAAAAGGGGATCCAAACTCAGGGTGGGTTCACGTATCGTACACTACAAGAAGAAAAAATCGTAAACAAGCACTCACCGCAACAAGAGGTAGTGACGGCAAAACAAAATATGATGTTGGTATAAATTACTAAATGGAAAGTTTCAAAAATTATCTAAACGAATCTAGTTTGTCGAGAATTTACCGTCAAACTAGAAAGCATGATTATGGTACCATAACTGCATTCAGGTTTGCACCTGAATGTGGTACAGGTGAACCATACACAAAAAAACAAAACCTACAAAGAAATAAATCTTTACTTGCAAAGTTGCGAGCAAAGGGTTATTCAGTTACAAAAATAAAAGGTTCTTACATTGAAAACTATGGCACAAAAGATGCGAAAGAAGTAGGTGAAAGTTCTTTTTTAATTGTCGATATACAAGACAAAGGTAACTTGAAAAATACGCTCATGAAACTTGGTCAAGAGTTTGAGCAAGATTCTATTATATTCGGCGAGGCAGGTAGTGCGGCAACTTTATTCGGCACAAATAAATGCCCAAACGGATATCCGGGATTTGGTAAAAGTTCAAAACAAGGCGGTGCAATCTTTGGTAAAACCGGTGAGTTTATGTCAAGGGTGAAAGGTAGACCATTTGTTTTTTCTGAAGAAAATATTTTAGAAACATACGGTGTTGCAAAATATCCAACCGAACTCAAAGGTATAGTTGAACTTTCAAATCAAAACTGGCAAGATTTAGAAATATAAAAAAAAAGTGATTTACTTTTTTTGACTTTTGAGTTATACTTATATTATGTTAAAATTTGAAAGGACAAAAACCTTTAACCACTTAAATACTAATTCAATACCTGATATTAAAACCAAAAATATCAATGGTAAAAGACATTACGAAACGCCGGAAGGAAACTATTATCCATCTGTAACAACTCTTTTATCTATTCGTAAAAATGATAGTTTACAAGAGTGGCGTGACAGAGTTGGAGAAGACGTTGCAAATCATATATCAAGAACTTCTGCAACCAGAGGAACTCAGGTTCACCACTTCTGTGAATACTATTTAAACAACGAAGACGATAACATGATTCAAACTTACGGCGTTGGTAGGTTTTTACCTTTTTGTTTATTTAATCAATTGAAACCTGTGCTTGACGAAAAAATAAATAATATCTATGCTCAGGAAATTGCGTTATGGTCTGATGAACTTAGAGTTGCAGGTCGTGTTGATTGTATTGCTGAATATGATGGAAAGTTGTCTATAATTGACTTCAAGACATCAAGAAAAGAGCGTGAGGAAAGTTGGAATGAATCGTATTATATTCAAGCAACTGCTTATGCTCAGATGTTCGAAGAACGAACAGGTCAACCGATTGATCAGATTGTGATTATGTGTGTAACTGAAGACGGCACTGTGCAAACTTTTGTGCATGATAAAAGTGATTACATACCTTTACTGAATGAAACTTTGGAGATGTGGTATGCCTAAGAAAAAAGAAATTATGAAATTTGAAATCGTTGATGCTAACAGAGATGATGGCATAATGAAAATGAATGTCAAATGTCTAAGCGGTAAAGACTCAGGTAAAACCATATATTACAACGAGATAAAGTTTATTGAATCTGATGACGATGATATGTCAGTTTCGTTTGAATACGAAATAATTTCCGAAAAGAACAGAAAGTTGAAAAAAGAAAAATATGAAGAAGTTGCCGTAAATGTTCTAACAAATATCATTGAAAATAGTTTTCAAGATTTAACATCTAAGATGGAGGCGAAAGTTGGAACTACTGACACGTAAAAAGTTTTCGTATATCATAGAAAGCACAGTTCAAAGAGAAGGTATTAGTTACATCGAAGCAATCATTGATTATTGTGACGAATATGAAATACCATACGAGTCTGCAAAAGATTTGATAACAAAGGCGTTAAAAGATAAAATAGAGGCAGACGCTTCAAACTTCAATTATCTGGATAGAGTTTCGAAGTTACCAATATAATGGATGGGTTTGATACATACAAAACTTACTTAGCATTGAAAACACATTTTAATTCAAATACATACGATTATAGAAAATACAATGGTAAGACAGGTGCAAAGTTAGAATCATTCATAAAAAGAAAAGATAGATTTTATTTTAGTAGAATATCAAACAAATACAAAGACGAAGTTGAAAACTATTTCATTGCAAACTTTTTAGAAGAACCAAAAGGATGGGTAGGCAACTTCAACGAAGAAAACTATAAAGGATGGAAAAAGAGAAATGAAAGTTTATCATATGTTATTGAGCAAGATATCAAATCTTTATGTAAACACGCAGGAAATTTTGATGAATTATTTGTTTCCGTTGACGGTCAGCATCCTATCATTATAAAGGAATATATTTCAAAAAGAGTTTCACACGAAACAATGGCAACGCTGGATTTACTTTTGAGTTATACCAGAATATTGAATGAAAAAGTATATGACATGATTGTTTATCCAAAATATGAAAATGTCATAAAGAAATATAAAAGTTTGATCAATATAAATTTAGTAGAACAGAAAATAAAAATTTTAAAAATTGTAAAGGATTATTATGAAAGTTGATTATGTAAATCATATGGGTGACGATTTGACAGTTGTAAATTCTGCCAGAGTTTCATTCAACAAAGAATCACAATGGGAGACAGAAGTTGTCACTGAATCAATCGAAGACGATTATAGTGCAACTTATGAAAAGAAAAAACTTTCTGAAAAAGATAGCAAACTAATTAGTTATCTTGCAAAGCATGATCATTGGACACCGTTTGCTCATTGCTTTTTACAGATTCGTGTAAAGGCACCGATATTTGTAGCAAGGCAATTAGTCAAACATCAAATCGGTTTAGTGTGGAATGAAATATCACGGCGTTACGTTGACACCGAACCTGAGTTCTTTATACCTGAAAAGTGGCGAGCAAAACCAAAAGACAGTCGCAAACAAGGTTCGGATGAAAATGAAGAGATAAAGTACATTGGTGATGTATTAACAGATGCTTTACACAATGATGTTGTAAATATATCAAAAGATTATTATAATTTAATGATTGAGGCAGGTGTTGCACCAGAACAGGCACGAATGATTTTACCGCAGTCTGCTTATACTGAATGGTATTGGTCAGGTTCTTTACCGGCGTTTGCCAGAGTTTGTAATTTGAGATTGAAACCAGATTCACAGTTAGAATCGAGAATGGTTGCAGAACAGATAGATAATATTGCAAAACAATATTTTCCTGTAAGTTGGGCGGAGTTAAGAAAATGAAAGAACAGTTTAGACTTGAATATAATTGTGACGAAGAAAATCAAAAGAAGTTGTCGCTTGATTTTACAGTTGATCATGTAGAAGACGTTTCATTGTCAAGGATCAGTGATGAACTGTTATTGTTTTTACACGCATGCGGTTATACGAAAATAAAAGGAATAGAGTTTACGTTAGATGAATAGATGGTTTTGTATCGGTAACGGTGAGTCAAGAAAACCTTTGAATCTTGATTCGCTTAGAGAATACGGTAAGTTAATTGGTTGTAATGCGTTATACAGAAATTTTACACCAGACGTTTTGATTTCAGTAGACCATGAAATTTCTCACGAAGTTTATAGAAGCGGTTACTGTAAAGAAAATGTTGCTTACCTTAGAGACTGGAATCGTATGCCCGAACAATCGTATGAACTATTAACAGATTTGAATTTGATTTCAGAAACAAATCAAAAAAACTATATTGATGAAAATGAAAAAGGTGACAGAACAGAATTTGTTATGCATGGTATCAATATAGATCAAATGAAAAAATTGAAAAACGAGATCGTTGAGAAAAACCCTGATTTACCAAAACAAGATTTAGACTTGATGTTTACAAGAGGTGGATTGTGGATAACATGGGTGGATGAAAGTGACAAAGCAAGTTCTACAATTGATGCCATTGGTGGCGGTGACTATGGTTTTTCATCTGGACCACTTTCAAGTTTGATTGCTACTTATAAATACAAAGCAGATGAAATATATTTCGTAGGTCACGATTTATATTCAGAGGATGAATACGTAAATAATATTTACAAAAATACAAACTGTTATCTTGTCGATAAGGCAACAGCAGTTTATTGCGGTAACTGGATTCAACAACACAAATTAGTTTTTGATAAGTTTCCGCAAACACAATTCTATAAAGTCAACCCAAAAGATAGTGTTAAAATTAATAAACGGGTAGATGAATGGAATGAATGTGAAAATTTGCATTATATTGATTATAATGATTTGTTAAAAAAGTTTAAGAATATAGTATATGATGAATAAAGTGGACAAGAAAGTTAATACAAGGAAAATACAATGACAATACAATCACTAAGAAAAGAAAACACATTAGAAAAACTTCTACAACAAGTAGAAAAAGATACGGGTACACAAGAGAAGAAGAGTTACGGAGACGAAAGACTTTGGAAACCAGAGGTTGACAAATCAGGAAACGGATATGCGATTCTCCGATTTTTACCTCAACCAGAGGGAGATGATTTACCGTGGGCGAAAGTTTGGAATCACGCTTTTCAAGGACCAACTGGTAAATGGTTGATCGAAAACTGCCCAACAACTGCTGGTGGCAAATGCCCGGTTTGCGAAGAAAACTCAAAACTTTGGAACTCAGGTATTGAGTCTGATAAAAATATTGCAAGAGATAGAAAAAGAAAACTATCTTATTATAGCAATATTTTAGTTGTGTCAGATTCTAAGCATCCTGAAAACGAAGGTAAAGTTTTTCTTTACAAGTATGGTAAGAAAATCTTTGACAAGATTATGGCAGCGATGCAACCTGAGTTTGAGGACGAATCACCAATTAATCCTTTTGATCTATGGGAAGGCGCAAACTTTAAATTAAAGATTCGCAAAGTTGACGGTTACTGGAACTATGATAAGTCTGAGTTTGAGTTACCGACTGCGATCGGACCATCGGATGAAGAAAGGGAAAAACTTTGGAAGTCTGAGTATTCTCTAAAAGAGTTTACAAGTAAAGACAATATCAAAACCTATGATGAACTTCAGCAAAGATTTTTAGAAACAGTTTCTGGTGTTTCTCAAGCACCGAAAACTGTGAATGAGGATGTTGAAGAAACTCCGACTATGAAAGTCGCATCGGCACCAAAAATGCAATCAGTTGACTCTGTGCAATTAGATGAAAACGAAGATGATGACGCAATGTCATATTTCGCAAAGTTAGCACAAGAAGACTAATCTCTGTAACCCTGCCGCAAAGGCAGGGTTTTTTTTATTGTGTGAAAGCAGCATACAATTCACTAAAAGGTCTAGCGACTGTATTACTTAGATTTGAAACATTTGAACTACTGTTATTATTTACGATATTGTTTATAATTGGTGGAGTGCCCGTACTACCAGTTCTACCAGTTCCACCTAGATCTAATTGAGGAACTCTACCGCCGTTCGCCATCGCTGCTTGTACGCCTCTTCTTGAAACTACATACTCACCTGATTGTAATATCATAGGAACATCTTGAACGAAACCGCCGTCGTGTTTATTTCCAACTGCTTCACCAATACCCTTTTGGTTCCATTGTTGAACTGC